GACCTACGCATACAGACCAGACCTACTGGCCTATGACCTTTATGGTTCACCTAGGCTGTGGTGGGTTTTCGTGCAACGTAATCCAGACCAGCTGGAAGATCCCATATACGATTTCAAACCGGGGGTGACTATACAGTTGCCCAAGAAGGAAAATCTTCTCAAAGACCTAGGAATTTAGCCATGGTTAAAAAACGATCATCGCGTAATTACAGTAATAACGACGGGCTAGAAGGTTACCTTGATTTAGATGTAGAGATAGAATCAGTATCAGGCATTAAACCAACAAATGATGGTTTCTTAACAAACGCAGGTCCTAGACAAGTAAATACACCCGCAGAAGAAAAGACCGACAGTCCGACCACCACTGGAAGTGGTACAGCTAAAAAAAAACAGAAGGTTGTAGACCTATCACAGCCCAACCCGTTGTTCAACTATGCTTCGTACAATGTGTTGTTCACACTGAGCGGCCTGACCCAGGGAGAACTCGAAGACACTAGAAGTCTGTTGACAACACCACCGCACGATATAATATGCAGGAGTTCGGGAATAGGGCCAACAGAACAAACAGGCTCACCGCTGACTTCGACCAACAGTAAAACGGTCAACTCCGCCGGCAACGAAAGATTAAAAGGTGCCCTAGAAAAGAGTCAGGCGACACTAGCCAAGAACAGGGACATATATTTCAAAAATGTGAACATGACTGCCATACCAGGACCCAACGACAAGAGAAGATTAACAGGGGTCACAACGATCAAGATGGAGCTGGTAGAACCCGCGGGCATCAGCCTATTAGAGAAGATCAGGGGTGCCGCAATCAACAACAACTACTTGGACCATATGGATGCACCATACCTGTTGACCATGAACTTCGCAGGATTTGATGAAATGGGAAACACGATATCAGACAAAGTGAAAGGAACACTTGATCGTAGGATACCGGTGAAGCTGGTCGACATGGACATGTCGGTCACAGGTGCCGGCACGGTATACACCATAACAGCGATACCAATGAACGAGGCCTCATACGTGAACAGATACAACTATCCCAGAACCACTGGCAAGCTATCATTGACCAAGAATAAGACACTGGCCGGTGTGGTGCACGAACTCGAGAAGGTGCTGAACAAACAGAATCAAGACGAAGCAGATGCTGGCCTGGTACAATTTCCAGATACGTACGAAATAACCATAAACGAAAAACTAAGGCCTAATGTTCCTATAACCTACGAATCCCTAGACCAGGCAGGAATGACGACCACAGTTGAAGCTGGAGGCCCAGCTGGATCAGGTGGTAGCACAGACTACATGAAGTTCAGCGGCGGAAACCCTATAACAAAGATGCTGGAAGAGATAATGAAGGGCCACCCGGATTTCACGGATGATAAATTCGAAGAATTCAAAAAGAAGAACACAGGTGATCAGACACCTGTAGAGTCGGCCACTGCAGATGATTTAGCTGACGCACCCACAGAGAGTTTCTATTATGATTACTTCAGGATAAAAGGCAGTGTGATTAACACGACTTTATTTGACGAGATAAGGAACATGAATGTCAAAAAAATCATTTACACTGTAGAACCATACAAAGTACATGCGATGTCATTGGCCGTTCCGGGCACCAGTACTGGACAAAATTTTAAGGCTTTCGTACGCAGGAAATACAACTACATATTCACAGGAGAGAACAAGGACATACTAGACCTGGATATCAGGTACAAGGTGGCCTACTTCCAGAGCAGATTGAAGGACATAGAACCCAGCGAATCCAAAAAGATAAACGTAAATGATCCATCTGGAGTAGCAACAGGAGGATCGGATTCCAAGGGACTGGGCAGTGACGGCAACATGTATGTCAGGTCATACCCTGGTGCTACCAAATCGGGAACGGCGGGCAAGTCAGGGGGTACAGCACCGGTACTAGATGCTTTCCTTGACGCACTGACACACCCAACGGCAGACATGGTTGTGATCAGGATGACCATACTGGGCGACCCGGCCTACCTAGGACAGTCACAGTTTATGCCGGCAACTCCAAGGAAGACAAAGGACGGAACGCACACAGATAAAATTATGGATGAAATTCACGGTGCCCCGGACAAGGTATGGAACTCGAAACTGAACTGTTTCAATTCCGACCTAGCAGAGCCAGTGGTGTTGCTGAACTTCAGGATGCCAACAGACATAGACGATAATGCAGGAGTGTACGAAATGAGGAGTGACCAGTCAGCTGAATTCTCCGGACTCTACAGGGTGACACAGGTAGAACACGATTTTGATGGCGGAAATTACACAAACGTATTGACCATGATAAGGTTCAACAATCAGGGCATTGAGATATCTAATCCACAGACATCAATAGCATTAGATAATAAACTGATAACAAGGGCTGAATTCAAGGACATAGCCAAGAGTGTTTCGGAAGGACTCATAGATAACTTAACTAACACTGTGAAACGGAAGTTTAAGGATGAACTATCAAGGATATTAAAGAACTAATGGCACTTAATGATTATTTAAAAGGTGATGCATCAACAGCCAAAGCACCAGGCAATGACCAAGACTGGGCTCAAACCAATCCCGGTCCATACTTTGGCATAGTCAAGGGCAACACCGACCCAACGAGGATGGGCCGACTGTCAGTGCTTATACCCAGCATCGCAAAGGTACAATCAGGAAAAGTTACAGAAAACCAGCTGATAACCTGTGAATACCTTTCTCCATTTTATGGATCCAAAGATGCCCAAAAAACGAATGGTGCATCAAGGGAGTACAACGACTCACAACACTCTTATGGCTTCTGGGGAGTACCGCCTGATATTGAAACAAAAGTTCTAGTGATATTTGCGGAGGGCAAGATGGATCAGGCCTACTGGATAGGTTGCATACAAGATCCCTACACCAACCACATGGTACCAGGCATAGCATCGAGTACCAACACATGGGACAAGACCACAGGACAACAGGAAGGTCCTCCCGGGACTGCACAGTCCACAGTTGACAAATTACAAACATATGGAACACAAAACGTTCCTGCAGGAGAACTTAATAGAAGAACTCCAGGAGCACTTGCAAACGGAAATTACGAAGGAACATCACTACCTATACACCCATTTGCTGAGGTGCTTGTCAAACAGGGATTGAGTGCAGATGATACTAGGGGTAACACATCAAGTTCGGCACGTAGGGAATCTCCTAGCCAGGTTTTTGGTATCAGTACACCGGGTCGTAAAGACACAGGAACGACAAGAGAACCAGTAGGTCCAAAAGATTCAGGTAAGACTGATTATGTTGTAAGGACACCAGGACACACCTTCACTATGGACGATGGTGCGGTAGATGGAAAGAATCAACTGACAAGATTGAGGACAGCTTCTGGACACCAGTTGCTGATGCATGATACTGACGGTATAGTATACATAGCCAATGGTTCAGGTAACGCATGGATAGAGATGAACAGTGACGGAAAGATAGATGTCTACTCAGGAGTGGGTGGAATAAACATTAGGACACAGGGTGACTTTAACCTACACAGTGATGCCAACATAAACATGCATGCCGCAGGATCCATAAGGATGAGTGCGGAAACAGATATGGTGCAGTCTGCTTCGGCTATGTTCAACATGGGAGACAAAGGAATATTCAACAGTTCACAGGCAGGATCAATAAGGGACTACGCAAGGGACGGATTAACATCATTCACTGATGGAACACAACTGCACGGATCCGGTGGGGCAATACACCTGGCAGGCTCGCAGGTGCATTTCAACTCAACCTTAGCAAGTCCAACATGGGGACCAAAATGGTTGACCACAGATAAGGTGCGAATCACACCAAGAGAGGAAGGAGATGTGGAACTGACTAAGAAGGGTATAGAACCACTGCAATCCTTTACAAAGAAAACAAAGACCACAGTACACAGATTTGTGACGCATGAACCAATGGCAAGATTCAAGGGATTCACATCAGAGGGAATCCTACCAAGTACAGATCCAACCGATGACCGACTGGACACAAAACAGTGGTCCAAATTATCCAGGACGCCAGGCACAGTGGAGTTCATGGAACAGAACAACAGGATCTCAAAAATAGAGAGTATCAGGCTTGGCCAGTTCCAAGCAGACTCACAGAAATATCTAGAAGGCAAGATGGGTAGTTCAACAAGTGCTGTCAAGGCACGAGAGCTGATAACAAATTTTGGAGACAATTATGACAAGACATTCAACGTGATAAACAATGCCCAGGGCAATTTTGCGGCAACAGAAAGTATATCCAACAAATTAAGGAATTCCAACATTAGTGACTCAGCGAATGATATTAAAAACAATTTAACAACACAGCTGAGTAACCAAGTGATAGAAAGTATTACCGGTAACAGTGCGGTGCAGTTGTTCAAGGACAACGTGTTCGCCAACGCCTCCGGACAGATTTATTCACTCAAGGGCGGTGGGGCAGATCTAGGTAATGTGTTGGGCTCGGTAAAGGGCATAACAGGAAATTTGAACATAGGAAACATAGGATCAATAGCAGGTAATGTGAGCACAGTGACTAATGTATACAAGAACGTGATGGCAGGTTCTATAACGAATGTTGCAAATATTTCAAGCATAGTGGCCAATGCTAAAAGCTCAGCTATTGCAGGTGTAACAGGTGCCGCTACCTCGTACTTACAATCAACTGTGATAGGTACTGGATTCTCTAGTCTAATGAGTTCGATAGGTGCAATTAAAATCGCACCATCACTAGGTGGCTCCATAGGTGGCGCAGTAATGGCCATAGGTAAATCTTTCAGTGATAGCAGACTGAAAGAAGACATAAAATTAGTTGGCAAGTCGCCCATGGGCATTAACATATATTCGTTTAAATACAAACAGCTAGATGGAACATACGAGGGCGTGATGGCACAGGAAGTTCCATGGGCGAGACAAATGACAGACACAGGATTCTACATGGTAGATTATAGCAAAGTGGATGTTGAATTCAGGAAATTGAATTAATGGCGTATAACAGTAACAGCGGCTCATCAGGAACCAACAATTCATCCGTAACCTTCAAAGGATTCAGTTCCAAGGCTGACAAGCAAAATTTCAAACTGTATGATTTTGAATGTGCCAAACAGGATCTAATTAACAGATTATCTGTACGTAAGGGAGAAAGGGTAGAGAATCCCGAATTTGGTACTATAATATATGATTCATTGTTCGAACCATTCACAGATGTACTTAAAGAGGCCATTCTAGACGACGTTACAGCAAATCTTAACGCAGATCCACGTATATCTACAGAGGATATAACAATAACTGAAGCAGATCAAGGCATATCCATACAGGCAACTATCACGTATGTTCCACTGAATATCACAGAGAAACTGAGATTTGGCTTTGACGAAAACTCATTGTTACGCCTATCTTAAAGTACGCACATTTCCTAACACATAAATATCGTTGTTAACAAGTTGATAAAACTATGGCCACAACAGACAGACAGAACCGATTACTAGTTGCCGAAGATTGGAGAAAGATCTATCAATCATTCCAGCAGGCAGATTTCAAGAGCTACGACTTCGAAACACTTCGAAGGACCATGGTGGCATACCTACGTGAGAATTATCCAGATGATTTCAACGATTTCGTAGAGAGTTCGGAGTATGTTGCACTGATTGATTTGATAGCCTACGTGGCACAGGCACTTTCATTCAGGGTGGATCTGAACGCAAGGGAGAACTTCCTAGAAACTGCGGAGAGAAGGGATTCGGTATTGAGATTAGCGAGACTGATAAACTACAACGCAAAGAGGAACAGACCGGCCACAGGACTTCTAAAGATCGATGCTGTATCTACAACACAGGACGTTACCGATTCTTCAGGAACGAATCTAGCAAATAGTACAGTTATATGGAATGATTCCGCAAATTCTAATTACAGAGAACAGTTCACAACAATATTAAATGCGGCCAACCAGACAGGACAACTATTTGGCAATCCTAGGGAAGCAGGAACGATAGGAGGGATCACAACAGAACTTTATACACTGAGTTCAAACCAATTGGATCTCCCGATATTCTCCTTCTCAAAGGAGATTGGAGGAACAAACAGAAGTTTTGAGATAGTGCCAAGCACAATAAACGATTCAGAATCAATATACGAATCTTCCCCTGTTCCAGGAACAGGTCTGACTTACTTGTATAGGACTGACGGATCTGGAGACAGCTCAAACAACACAGGGTACTTCTTCCTATTCAAACAAGGATCATTACAACAGACAGATTTTACAGTAAACACAGCAGTAACTAACTATATCAAGGCTTTGAACAACACAAACATCAACGACACCGATGTGTGGTTGTACAAGTTGGACCAGTTTGGACAGTTGTCAGAAAGATGGAGTGAGGTACCTTCACTGTCAGGCAACAACGCAATATACAATTCACTTTCGAAAGCAGAGAGAAACACTTACAACGTCGTGACAAAAGCAAACGACAGTATTGATTTGGTTTTTGGAGATGGGAATTTCTCAAATCTTCCACTAGGTAATTTTAGAGTATACCACAGAACCAGTGCCAACGCTAGGTATTCTATTCAACCTTCGGATATGCAAGGCATATCTCTTTCAGTTCCATACGTGGACGCCAACGGAGCACAACAGAGTCTAACGTTAACGCTGGGATTAAAGTCGTCGGTATACAATTCCTCATCTTCAGAATCAAATGATTCCATAAAGGAAAAAGCAGGCCAGGTTTATTATTCACAGAACAGGATGATAACTGCTGAGGACTACCAAGTGGTACCTCTATCAGCGTCACAGGAGATAGTAAAGGTCAGATCGGTAAACAGGTCAGCATCAGGAATATCGAGAGCCAAGGAAATTTTAGATCCAACAGGAGCATACTCAAATGTCAGTGTGTTTGCTGAGGACGGCATAGTTTACAGGGAAGAAAGCCTACAGCAGTTCACGTTCTCATTTAAAAACAGAAGTGACATACAGTCAATAGTAGATACATCAGTAGAGGCCAAACTAAAAGAAGCTTATTCGAGACAGTTCTACTACTTGAAATATGCTCAAAAATCTTTAAGTTCTCTGTCAGCAACATGGAATTCGACAACAACATCAACAAACACCAACACAGGATACTTCACATCGGGAGGACCACTTTCTGTTGGCGATTTTGCAACATCAAATCTGAAATATGCCCAAGTAGGTGCATTAATAAAGTTTACATCTCCAGACACAAGGGAATTTCTAAACAGCACATTAGTAACAGCAGGAACAGATAATGCAGAAGATAGGACATGGGCAAAAGTTAGTGCAGTTGTGGGCGATGGAGCAAATGGCGGTGTAGGAAATCTAGAGTCGGGAGCAGGACCAGTCACACTTAACGATGTAATACCAAATGGATCAGTAATCAGTTCAGTGATACCTGCATTCACAACATCATTCTCAGCAACACTTGAAGCAGACATAATAAACAGGATTGAAACATACGAGGAATTTGGTCTGAGATACGATAATGACTCAGCGACATGGAAAGTGATAACAAGCACAAATCTAAGTGCTAGTTCTATATTTGACATAGCCAGTGCAGGCAGTACGTTAGGTACTAACCTGGACGCCAGCTGGTGGTTCAAATTCACCAATAACGGAAACACATACACGGTACAGTACAGGAAACTGGATTACATATTTGAATCAGAGGGACAGAACAAGTTCCACTATGATGTCGAGGAAAAAATTTACGACTACAAGACAGGTAAGAGTGTCAAGGACACTGTGAAAATACTAAAGACAAACTCTATAGTTTCAACAGGTAACAGCATAGGACACCCTGTAACTTGGCAGGTTGTGGGCACAGTAGTCGAAGCAGATGGCTTCCAGGACAACAGGAAAGTTAAGATTGGATTCTATGACGATGACGATGACGGGGTGGTAGATAACCCGGACATCTTTAACATAGTAGTTGAACCAGACACTTCCATAGCAAGTAAGTTTGTTTTCTTTGAGAAGTACATATCTTACGATACCATAGAAAGATACAGACCGTACGCCGCAACAAATTTTGTTGTGACCGAGAACGAAACAGACATCACTCTAACTGCGTACACAGATGGCCAGCTATTTTATTTCTATGACAGTGCGGAGGATGTGATCAAGAAATACAGTGCAACTACAAACACTTTGATAACAACGACAGACTACCAGGCAAAGAGAGGCAGGGGTTCGATCAGCTTTCAATACAAACACAATGCAGGACAGGAGACCAGGATAGATCCCAGTGTGTCAAACATTGTAGATATCTATATGTTGGAAAGATCTTATGACAACCTGTTTAGAATATGGTTACAGGATGGCGGAATATTACCTACTGCATCGACGCCAGACCAGTTGAGAATAAATTATTCGGGAAAACTTGACCCACTAAAATCATTGTCAGACCAACTTGTATATCACCCAGTGAAATACAAGATACTATTTGGATCAAATGCAAATGAAGAATTACAAGCAACATTTAAAGTTGTTAAGAACACAAAAACAAATGTTACAGACGCAGTGATTAAGACAAGAGTTATTGCCGCAATAAATGAATTTTTTGCATTGGACAACTGGGATTTTGGAGATGCATTTTACTTTACAGAGTTAGCCGCATATATACACAATCAACTAGCACCAAATTTATTGACAGCAGTTATTGTGCCAAACCAGGCAGGACAATCATTTGGATCTTTATTCCAGATCAATTCCGCGGCAGACGAGATTTTTATCAGTGGGGCCACCGTTGATGATGTTTCGATTATTAGTGCATTAGGAGCCAATCAGCTATCGGCTTCGGGCACAGTAGTGACATCAACATCAACTGCCACGACAAGTACGACATCAGGATCAGCAGTGTCAGGCTCTACTACAACAGGTTCTTCATCAAGCACCGGCAGTAGTGGGGCAGGATACTAATGGCCGACAATCCT